CTAACACATAATATGCCCATTCGTCGTCCGGATTGAGAACGGAGATGCCGGTGGCGCCGGCGCCGGCAACAACTAAGTCGTCTGCGGAGGCGTTGGGAGCCACACCCGCTTCACCCGCTTGAATGTGCAAGGCGCCCGAAGGGGCCCTGGTTCCAATGCCGACGTTACCAACGCTGGTGATTCTCATTCTTTCAGTTCCGGGGGCGACTGCATCATCAGGCGCAGTATGAAAAACCATAGCAGCGGCAGAATCGGCATCGGCGGCCTCTTCTCTAACAACCGCCATGGCGCCGCCGAAGTTAGAGCCGCCAGTTTCTCCAACATAAAACTCAATGCTCGGTCCCTGGCCGGCATTCATGTCAACGCCCTCGTCTTCTATTTCCAGCCTTAACACTTCTAACACGCTCGCATCCGTAGTAGCTGCTTTGTGTATGTGGAGCAATGCTTCTGCTGCTTTCGTCCCGAGGCCAAGATTGCTTCCCATTAACCACGAGGCATAAGAACTTGTGAGATTGATTGATCCACTAAACTCATGTTTGTCGTCTAGGGAATCTCCAAACTTGGACGAACCAGAAGAGTGGATGTTCGTAATATCTTTAATATGATAGGCGCTTGCGCTAATCGTGCCAGACACCAGCAGAGTACCCGATAGAACCACAGTCTGCGGCGCGTAGTTGCTCACCGATGCCGAATAAAACACAAAGTTGTGGCTGCCGGTAATGCTGTTACCGCGAGCGTGATATTGAATTGATCCGGTGGGTCCGCTAGCGGTGATGGACGCCGGATATCCTATATATGCCCATCCAGATGCCATTGTTAGTACTCGCTCCGGCTATTAAATGCGTCTTTTAGAGATGAGTGGGCACCGTCCGCACAACGTGCGGATGAGAAACTATCATTCTCATGTGTCTCATGGTCCATCGACCTTCTCCTTAGCGGTCTGTAAGACCAGATCCGGTCAGATTATACATGCTATTAGCATCAATTGTGGTTAACTCAGCAAAAAGCTCGTATTCTGTTGCGCCGGCGGTGCGGCCGTCACCTGGCGTTGAAACATATAGCTCCTTGCATTTAACATTCATAGTCAACGAAGACGAAACAGTTATGTAGTGGCGACCGGCGATGACATCCCCCGCAGAACTCGTGTTAAAATGCACCCTCACAGGATCCCCGTGATTTAAAATAGTAATGCTTTTTGTAACACGCGGGAATTGTATATAGTCGGAATCCAGTGCTATCAGAGTAACGGACCCTGTTATATAAGGACGCCCCGATACTTGATATGATCCCACATTATGTAACCCAACTTGATAAGGCATATATTAATCTCTCCAAACTACTCTAAATAGTATAAACTTGCAACTATCTCCCTTTAAAGCGCTTTCTTTCTAAACGCTCCTTTTCTCGACGAGCTTTTTTCTGTTTTATCTTTTTTTTAACCGCAGGTTTTATGTGGTGCTGACATCTCTCTCTATACTTTTCTAGGATGCGCTCCTTCTTGACTTTTTTTATAAACCTTCTGATCAATCTCTCAGAGCTTTCATTGTGCCGGCGGTGTACAATAACATTATTAGCCACTGGACACCTCTACTTGTCTGCTTCCATGTGGGCTTTCCAATTGCTGCCCACTGTCCCAAATAAATTTGCTATGTCAACGCCCGAATCACTTGGAGCGATGCCCGCCAGAGCACCGCCAGGAATCGGAGCTTCTCCGGGTTTCGGGCCCGCTGAAGTCATAGGAGATGTTCCTTCAAACAAATTTACCCCGTTATACGCTTCAGAGCCGATTGCGTCAAGCAATTGTTTCTTGTACTCGTTAACTTTTTGTTTTTGTTCTTGCAAAGATTTCTGGCGCATCTTCGCAAAGTTCTGTTCTTGGGCTTTCGGCTGCGGCTGCTGGGTCTCAACAAGTGCCGCGGGGCGTAGGCCGCGGTTTACCTCTGATACGATGCCAGAAAGGACACCGTCTTCAAAGATTACCTCTTTGATACACTCTTTAATAAGCGGCTTAAGTAGTTTCTTTAATTCTGATTTATTCATGGGCTGCCTTTCTTTGGCGTTTAGAGCCTCGTTCGGCACCGGGGGTGCGCGGCTGGCTCGGCGCGCGAACAGGCGCGGCAGGCGCGGCGGCGAACGGTGCTCTAAAATCAATCATCCCTTGCTCTAGCGGCTCCAGGGCGGCCGGAGTCGTCCCACCGGCGGTCACCTGTGAGCCCTGTGGCGCGTCAGCCTGGGGCATTACTTCTCGGCTGGTGGCGCCCTCAACGGGGGGACTCTTTGACTGTAGTATCCCCACGTTGTGTGCGATAAGGTTTTCAAGGGTCACATAAATTTCCCGTATGTTCGATGCACGGCCTTCGGGCTTATAAGGCGCCACTGATTCTAAATCCAGTAGACCCAGCTTGACAAACTCGCGAGCAATGGCGGGAGGTAACTTCTTTCTAATATATTCTTTTAGGGTCGCCTCGTCTGTCGTAAACAAATTATCACCGCCGCCGGGGTTTGATGGAAGAGCGCCCCCAGTGTACGCAGCTATCGAGGCCTGAAGTAGTTTTAATACATATGTCGGCTTCGCATTTACTTGAATATTAAAACAATATATCGATGCATTAGGGTTCATGCAATACAGTGAAGACCATCGATGATGGCCATCAAGTACATATTTGTTATTTAATACTATTATCGCATCGTTTCCCTCCGGCCCCACTTTAAAAGGGCCGTTCGAACTTAAATATGCTATAGCTGATGCGGGATTGGTTAAGGTAAAATCTAAAGACTTTTTCATTACTACCTCTGTCTGGGTGGGCCGCAGAGTGTGACACACGACATCGCCAGTAGTAATCGCAACTTGATCATCAACGGCACCGGCAGCATCGTCAAGTCCCGCCGCAAGGGCCTTCAATACTTCTTCTTTGTTAGTCTGAATTTGTGTCACAAAAGTGTTCAGATCTAATTTATAAAGATCGCGCGGTGTGACGTCTTCGTTAATAAATCGGCGCCAGTTTTCCATTATTAACTTCATTTTTACTCTCTCAGAACTTCATTCAAGGCTCGATTAATTCGATCAGCCTTGGTAAATACCTCATTGAGTCTGTTCTTATTTTCTTGCATCATAAACGCGCCGGGCGTAGAAGGTTCAGATACTACATCAAAACAAATAAGCTGAAAGTCATCTTCTACAATAGTTTGGCCGGCGTTCTCTTTAACGGAGCCCAGCCCGCGGGAAGAAATGCCAATAGACACTCCGGATTCTACGAGTGACCGGAGAATGTTGCCGCTAGGAGTCTCTAAAACTTTCATTTTGCCCTTTACTTCTGGGCCCTCCATCCATATATCAGTGACCATGTGAGAAGCGTTTTTCAAATTGATGACCGACTCCTCGGGATGATCAAGTTCGCCGAGGGCGCGCCGGTCTTCCACAATCTTCTTATAGTTTTTTACTTCTCTCTCTAAAATTTTCTTAGGGTAGACACGGCCGTTGCCGTTTTGGGTTTCGGCCATTTGCATCAGGCCAGAGAGCATCATTCCGCCATCAGCCACAAACTTCTTTTCGGCTTCCGTGAGAAGGTCTTGGCAGACGCCCCCCTCGCAAAGCTCATAATATTCTCGAAGAAGCACTTTGCTCATGTCTATCTTATCCTTCGCCTACAAGCTGTAACACTTCCGTGGCAAACGCTACATGATCTTGGACGTGCGGATAATAGGAGTGGTGTTCGCGATCGCCTTTCGCCATATTACGTATATCGCCTAGTACGCTCTGTCGAAACATAGCGGGCAAGTTCAATATTCGCTGTGCTACGTCTTGGGGCGTTTCGCCTTCTGCTTCATTTAATCGTTGTCGCTCCTGGAGGGGGCCGTCGCCCTCTGGCGGCATATCTTCGGGACCGCCCATTAGTTGGTCAATGGCACTCTTTGCCACTTCAAGTCCTGCAACAAAAGCCTCTTCCGGGGGCAAGTCGCCAATATCGTCGACATGTAGTTCCACGCCGGGGGCGCTAATGCCGATAGCTTCGCCCTCTTCTTCGTGGGGGCAACCTTCTTCAAGGCGGCTTCCGTCGTCGTTACGATTTACTGTCTCGTGCAAGAAATATCTTGGATCAATTCTTTTTACATGTTTTCTTCGTACCATTATATTATTCCTTTAAAGTAGTCAACTGCCCTTGCAGCAGCGGCGCACCGGTTGTAGCATCCACTTAGTCATATCGTTCTCCTTTTCCTATTTGGATTCCGTCATCGCAGATAATCACATTTAAAACATATGATGTACCCGAACTCAAGCATCCAAGCAAAAATCCAGTCACTGGATTGACGCCATCAAATATAAATAGTTCTGTATGGTTGTTAATGCCCCAGAGAAATACACCTACCCAAAATCCTATACACATCGGGCAAGAAAAGAAGTAGTGTTTGGGCCTAATGCGATCTAAAATCTTGGAAAAACAAAGAATTTGTGTGAGACCATATGCACACAAAATAAAAAAGATTAGACTCTCTAGGGAGGGCCACATAATAATGTGGGCGCCCATTACATCTTATAGCGAAGTGGTATGTAATAATATCCGGGAATCATCGCGCCCTTTTCTGCTTCTTGGGGAACCTCTCCCAGCTCAGTCGAGTCGCGATCAGTAGGATCAAGGAAATACTTTTCAAGATTCTTTTCATACGTTTCAGCTGTTTTCATTGCGTCTGCTTCTTCTGTAATAAACTCTGAGATGACGTAGACTGCGGCCTGCAGACCGTTAACGCTTTTGCCTTCTGGAATGGCACCCTCAATGGAGCTAAAAATATTACCTCCTTGTATGCTGTCTCTCTCGACCACTCCTTTATCAACTAAAAAATCAAAAAAACGAGACTGAGTGCTGTAAACGTCGTCTGCGGATTGGCGTTTAGGAAAAGTTAATATTTTATTATCCTCGGGCAGCAACGCTATATCAATAAGATCATGATCCACTATCAACAGGTGACCAGCCAGAGTTTTTCTAGCTTGCAATTTTGTCTGTGCTTGTGGACCTCCGATCTTAATATTAATCATTGGACTTTATTTCCTCCACGAGCTGTTGGATGTTTAATATTTTTGAAACAACTTCTTGAGTGGGAGCGACGGCCCTAAAATCTTCCAGCATATCTAGGACTTGTTTGGTTTTCTTTACCATTTTTTCGTCTGTGAAAACTTCTTCCATTTTTAAAGACTTTTCTACAAGGGCTCGGAGGCGACCGATCTCTTCGTTTAAATAAATCTTAAGCTCTAAGCCGTTATCAGAAAAAGAAGCAATATATTTACCTAGTAAATCTCTTTGTTCACTAAGAAGGCCGCCATATTTAGTATTAAACTTTTGTACAAACGAGCGATAAATAATATTATCAATGGGCTCGAGCTTATTTTCTTGCAACTTGGCCGGAGAGTTCATCAGCTTGATGAGCATATCTTCGTGCAAAACTCTTTGTTTTATCGAAACGGAACGATTAAAAATAGTATCAATCGTCGCGAGAGATTTAAAGTTGGGGACAAAAGTATTCCAAACATCTTTAGAAAGAGCCCGGTTGATCTTGTTTATAACGCGTGTTTGTGCATCGAATACGCCTTTGCTATCCAAAAGAGCGTGAGCCATTTTGGTTTCTTGTAATAGCTTTTCAGCTAAGTACGGCTCGATGCCTGTTGTTTCTAAAAGTGTTTTATAATATTCCAGCTCTCTTCCCAAAATTGAATTTGCGGCAAAGCTTTCTTTGATTAAGCCAGAAATAAATCTTTTTCGAGCCAACTCTTTATCAAAAATAGACTTAGTCAGTTCTTTAATAAGCACCTCATATAAAAACGCCGTGTTTCTTTTTTTATTGTGCTTTAGTTTCACGTTTCTTGGTCTCCGCTTCTTTGTTTTCTAACTCAGTAATTAGTTTCCGAATATCTCTAGTACTCTCAAATAATTTCTCTTCGTCTTTGTCTCGATTATAAATAGGATTATATTCTTCATAAAGTGCATTAGTGTTTAATAAGTCTTCGCTGCGAGCCGGGGCGCCCGGGAATACCTTTCGGCGTGCCGCGGCGCTGTCGCCAGAGCGCACCCTGTTGCGAGACTTGCGCCTTCGGGGGCCGTCATCCCCCAGCTGGCGTTTATCCCTTTTCTTACGATAATACTTTTTCCCTTTAGCCTGGGGTTCTAAGCTGGCCACTGTGGGGTCGTCTTCCCGACGTGCCGGCGCGGCGAGGAGCGAAGTTTCTTCTCCTGGAGGAGCCTCGCCTTCGACGGGAGCCTCGGCGCCTGCTTCACCTTCGGGTGGGGGCATTTCTCCGCCGGTGAGTTCGCCGCCAGGCATACCCTCCATGCCGCCGGGCGGTGGGGCTCCAAGGCCCCCGCCTGCTGCTTCGGCGGCCCCCATTTCTGTGACAGCCTCAAGCGACACTTGATATTTACGATCATAATAGGCCTCGCGCTGATTACGCAAAAATTCTTCATCAGTCATATTAAGGATGTTCTTAGCAATCCAACGCTTACTAAACATGCCCTCAACAACGTTATTAGCAAGATCAAATTTAGTCCGCAAATGCTCTATCTCTTGTAGCTCGGCGAGCTTAGAAGGATTATTCAAGGCCAGTTTAAATGATATCAAATCTTGCCCTCTGAATCCCAATGTGAACAAATGAACCACCGCTATCTTTTCTAGCTCTGACATAAAAGCTCTCTGGAGCCTTTGAATGGTGCGCGCAAAACGAATATCTTTTTGGGCCAGGGTTGTTTTGTCTTCTTCCGCCCCTTCGGTCATAGTCAAATAGGAATGAGGAATCTTGATAGCTGAAAATAGCTTATCACGAATATACTTTACATCATCAATATCATTTAAACTAGCTGCGCCAGCAAGGGTTGTAATATCTGACCCTACACCGCCCCGAATAGGAATAAAATAGTCTTCTTCAACCGAAAGAGGGTTATAGCGCAAATCAACTCGACCGGTCGATGCGTCCACTATAGAGTTTCTCTTGAGAGAACCCTTCACCTTCTCCATATATTGTTCTACATCTTGAGGGGGAATGTTGCCTACGTCAATTTTAAACATACGACGCTCAGGAGCGCGAACCACACGGTAAGCCAGCATTGCATCTTCAATCAAAACCAACTGGCGCCAAATGCGGCGCGCGGGATCCAATACGGAAGTTCCATAGGGCGCGTGCTTATCGTTTCCCAAAATCCTAAAATGCGCACATTGCCAGTTCTCGAATGTCATATTCGCCGAGTTCCACTGGTACTGAACATAGTTGGGATTAGTGGGATCTTGACCCTCTAGCCTTTCTACTTCGCCCGAAGGAAGGCCGATTACGCTTTTAATTCCCAGTACTTCATCAATATCTAGATATAGAAAGAAGTCTCCATACTTACACATGGTGCGGGCCCAACCAAATGCATTAAACTCAATGTTGAGGGCATCATAAAAAAGCGCCTCTATAATGCTTTTAATCTCATCATTGAGGCACTCAATCTTAACAAGTCTATTAAACTCGTTTGACGTCGTCATTTCGTCTGCATAAATATCCATGGCTGAAGCAATCTCTGGCATGTACTCCATTTGATCAAAATCAATATACCTCTCGTTACGATTTTGATTCCGCATAGCTGCAGAAGTAAGCATATTATAGTTGCGAGAAAGGTTATCAGCCGAACGCTTAAACTGTTTGCCGCTTGCGCTAGTGAATCGATATTGATATTTATCTAAAGCGGACCGGCGTTCCTCGCGCGTAAACTGGGCGCGGTAGTTAATGAGAGGGCCAGAAAAAAGTCTCGTTAGTCTCTTAAAAAGAGGAGACGCTGGGTTCCTTGGATTATTTCTGTGGTCGACTTTTTTCTTTTCTTCTGGCATTTATCTATCCTTTAATGATCGCGGCATATTGTTCATTGAATTTCTTAACCTCTGGCGATACGGGGCCTGGGCCGTTCCTATTGTGTCCCACCATCCCGGGAATAGTAGTGCTCATTGTTCTAGTAGAAGTGGAGATCGCCGATAAGGCATTTTTATTATATTCTATTAATCTTTGATTCTCAACCAAAACTGTATCTCTTACCCAGCAGCCAATCGCAAACGACATAACCAAATCATCATTATAAGATCGCATCGCTTGGGGGCGGCCGTTGTGCCAAACAAAGGTTTTCATCTCCGACAACAAACGATTAGAGTTAATCTTAACTAGTTTGTTTCTCATAAACTCTTCCATTTTGGCAATCACCAAGGGTCTTGTCTTAGATGACGTTGTAAAGCCCGGAACTATATTCGTCATCCACTGTGCCTGTATAGAATCAACATAATCATGAGAAGACTTCGTAGAGTGATAAACATTATTATAACCCTTATCCTTTAACTTATTAAGTACAGCGAAACCTATGTTGTTGTTTTCAGCAACTATCATGCAGGTTCCATATTCTTTTCCTGCATTAAATAATATATCTGCATAATCATCTGGGTTGGGTTTTCCGATATATTCTGCGACAATCTCCATGTCTTCTAGATTAAAAACATGAAATGCGGAGTTGTCCTGGCCGTCGCCACGTGCAATATCCGCAGCGAGCAAATAAGAGGCGCCTTCCTGAAACTCTTCCCAAATCCAGTAGTTGCGATCAAAGCCGGTACGATACTTGGGCTCTCTTGTTTTTTCAAGGTGGTAAATTAAATCGTCAGGATGGATAACAGTCTCGCCAGAAACATTAAAGTTGCATTCTAGCTCTTGAGCAATCTGCCGGGTAGACATGTTTTTCGTTTCTTTTTCGTACCACAGCTGGTCCCTATCGGGATGAAGATTCCACATCAAAGTGGTCATATGAAATGCGTTTGTTCCGGCCTCGGCTTCTACACATACTTTATGGAACCAGTTACCAACACCATTCGGAGTTGAAAGCGCTATACAACGGCCACCAGTTGATAGGGTGGGATATAGCGCGGTCCATAGTTCATCTAGCGCCTCGACGTGTGCGGCCTCGTCAATCACTAATAGTGACAATGCTTCAGAACGGCCGGCGTCGGAAGAGGTTGAAGACGCTTTAATCTGAGATCCATTAGTAAGCTCAAACGAAGTTCTGTTATCAATGTGAATCTCGGAAATCCTCATCCATGGAGGAAGCTGCTTCATAATCTTCTTAACTTTGCGAACAAGATTTGTCGCCGTTTGAAGCTTCGTAGCTACAACTAAAATGTTTTTATCGCGATGAAAGAGCATCAGCCATACAGTATAAGCTGCTGTAATAGTAGAAATGCCAAGTTGGCGCGCCTTTAGGACTACATTAAAACGATAGTCGTTAAAGTCTTTTAAAAGATCGTCTTGAAAATCATAAGTTTTAAAAGGGATAAGCCCCCTCTGGGGGTGAGATATTTTACAGTAGCTTCTGATAAAATGTACTGGGTCTTTGCCAGACTTTACTACCTCTTTTAGAATCTCCTGCTTTGTAAGCTGATATCCCATAACACCTGTTTATTTACCTTTGCGAGTATCGTTTTTGGGACGCTTGCCGCCGGGCCCGAGAGCGAGCCAATCTCGGATCGCCTTGTCTAAACGATCTTTAGAAGGCTCTTCTATTTCTTTAACATCGTCGATCCCGCCAATCTTATAGTCGCATGTTGCACGGACATCTGTTCTGTAGTTGGAAAGCTTCTGTACAAGAACCGAGGGTTCGCCCATTCGAGTTAAAGTAAGGCTGTTGCCGGTTACGCTCTTATATTCCTTCTTTAGAAATTTGGCTATGTCGGCAATCATTTGCGAGATTTCATTTTCAAACCCTTTTTTGGCTACATCCTTAAGGCGCGTTTCGGATTGATAAAGAATAACCAGAACCGGGCCCTTAAAACGAACCTTGAAGCCGTCCACAAGCCGTCGATCATTAATAAGGTTTCCAATCTCTCGCTTCAATCCCACTTTGCGTGCGACCCCGTCTGAGTTTAAAGTGCCATCATGGGCGCCGTCATAGGCGTTTGCAGCCGCTTGGCTGATTCCGCGAATGATATCAAGTGTATTAGCATTAGCCATTATTTTCTTTCTCCTTCTGTGGTCGCCATCCTGTTAGCCACCGTCTTTCTCTGTCCTCTACCCATTGAACGTAACATTTCTGACAACAATCAAACTTATTGATATACAAGTTGTCGCCAACATCAAATGAATATTTCTCACAAACAGAGCAAACCCTATTTGTATCCTTATTAAGTAGTTTTTTGTTTATTAAAAATCCGTCTGTTTCTACTTTCTCAACCTGTGCTTCGTTTTTCCTCAATTTTTCAACTGTTAGTTTAGATTGTTCAATGTATTGTTGCTCTTTGGCGTCGTCCCAAAACTTGCGCGGATTGTCGACTGTTTCAGCACCGTACTTCTGTGCGATGGCCTTCTCCAGTTTAGGGATGTGGTTGGGATCTTTAGTCATTCTCGTCTGAGTCTATATAGCGCTGATGAGGACCCTCTCTTTCCACACCGCTCCAGGCATTTGTGGCAATCTCATCTTTTCTAGTGCCCATTAGAAGAACATTATATTTACCATCTGCGTTGGCAGTAATGGTCAGAGATTTTTGATCCTCGCTAACCTCTCCATAAGCGGCCCCAAAATGACCTACAGGAGATACCCAGACCATATCATTGATATTCAAAAAGGGATAATAGTCTGGGAGTTCCATCGTGAGGCTTCCTCCTGTAACATCCAGCTGCCACCTATAAAGATTCTCGCCGGCGGTTGGCGACTCTATAAAAGAGTGCCACAAAGTGTGGGTCTTTTCTTTTTCCGGATCGGGATGAGGAATCTTAAAAGAACCAGCCCCTTTGGATAGGGTACCGAGAATATCGACATCGCCGTCGCCCGTACACTGAAGTATGTTGGCGCCTCCGCCGGATCCATCCTGATCACCATAAAATATATTAAATCTAGCACTTGTCTGGGCCCCCTCCGCTGTGGGTTTTGCGGAAAGGGTCCACTCGTGAGAATTTCCAGTGTGCCCACTAGTATCAGCTCCGTTGGTCATCTGTAGTCGAACATAGCCCGAGAAGGAATCATCATGAAGTAGAAGCGTAGGGTTCGTTTCTACGCTAGCGGTTTCCATTCGAACGTTCCCGTAGAACTTAGCAATCGGGGCGGCGGCCAGACCGTAAAAGATGCCGGCGCCGAAGCTGCCGGCGTTTCCGGAATAGAAATAGTAATATGTGTCCGCGTAGACAAAAAGCTTATCGTCGGCGTCTATAGTCAGCCACTCGCCGGTGCCTCTTATATACTGGTCGCCGGCGTCTCCATTAAGATAAAGGTATGACGAGTCAGGGATCGACAAGCTCCCCTGAACCTCAAGGGTGGCCGGCGACGATCCGAGCCCTCCGATCTTATTAACTTTAATTTCACTCATAACATTATCTCCCTATGTCCAGTCCGCTAGGTCGTCAGTACGAAAATCCTTAACCACCAGATACCCGTTGGCTGCAATCGTTAACGTTTTGCCCGCGGGTATTTCGAGGTCTATAAACGACATCGATGGGTGATTTATTGCCGCATCCATAGGCATTGGGGGAAAGCTTATAATGGAACCCACTACATTGGTAGCGGACACCACCGGCGCTGCGTGGCCCGCGGAGCCGCCTAACAAATACTTTCTAAGAAACGCTAGTAGCCTGTCGCGCCCGTATACTTCTGGTATGGGTTCACTCATTTAACTATCTCCGTCGATATCGCAAAAATCCCTAATGAAGTAGCGGTCCCAATAGCAAATCCAAGAGACACCAACCACGGAGCCACATCTGGCTTTCGCTTCATAACTAGATCATAAAGTCTGTCATTCTCCGCTGTCTTCAGAATCATCATCTGTTCATAGCGAGATTCCCACGACTTTATTTCTATGTCCTTGTAATCTAACTGCAATTGATAACGCTGTTCTTGGAGATGAAGCTCGTATCCAATACGTAAATCGCACTCAGCGTCCTCAAACTTCTTGTCTACCGCTATCTTTGCCGCGGCGTCTAGCGATAAGAGGACCCCATCAAATGGTGCAGGATCGCCGGCCTTCAATGAAACGAGGTCGTATTCGGGAGGAACCTCTTCCTCTCCCTCGGCAAAGGCGACAGAAGGGAATACAAGATTAAAAATGATTACTAAAGATAATAGTTTTTTAGCCATATTCTAGTCCATACAATCTGGCTAGCTCTCTTGCTAGCTTATCAGGATCATTATAACTCTCATCAATAAGTTTTTTAAGCTCCTTCTTCTTCGCCGCATTTAATGTTTCATTGCGTTTAGCATATTCTTCTTCGAGAGCTTTTAAGTTTTCATTATAAGCTTCCAAAACTTTTCTTTTTTCCTCGGCTTCTTTTTTGTGACTCTCGTTAAGAAGATCTGCCTCTTTTTTATAGCTTTCGCGGGCGCCCTGGGCGGCGTCCAAAACTGCTGCTAAAAATGCTGAGTTTCTGGTTATGACAAAAAGTAAAAACCCGACCACCCCTAACAACAATAAAATGGGCAACCAGGCATGCGCTTTAATCCACGCCCATGCTTTTTTTAAAAACGTTTTAACAGCGAGCCATTTCATTACTTAACCCCTTTTAGCCTCGCAACGGTATCAACAACTCCCTGTGTCCCAATATACACCACGGTGATCATTGTCCAATCTTCAGAAGCAAGATCGGCAAACCCCAATAAACAAGTTGCCGTCGCCCAAGCCATTAGCTTGCGAGAAACGATTTTGTTTAATCCCTTGTCGAGTAAATGTTTCATAATATTCTCCCTTTACTTAATTAGTAGGGGAAAACAAAGACGGCACCTAGACTTCAACGTGGGCGTAAGTTCCTTTTTTGTCGATTATAATTTGAGTATCTACACAGTCCTTTAAACCATCAAGGTGGGATATTAAAATAACTGTTTTAAAGAAAGACTTAATCAAATCAAGAATACGAACAAACCCCTCCATGTTGTCGGCATCTAGTGCCGTTCCTGGTTCGTCGAGAATAAAGATATCTCCC